TGACGCCTTCGATGGAGCGCACAGAGCAGCATTAGTCCAGAAGTTAGCTCCGTAAACAAGTTGACGCGCGTTTGTGGTGGTGTTTGCGGTAGGAGCCTGAAGAGTGCCTCCGCCAACAAGTTCGATCTGCACGATGTCGCCATTAGCTTCTTTTGGCATCACAACCTGGGTCTCGCCTTCGCTCCAATGCACAGCAAAGATTGATGTTCTGCTTCCGGAAGCGCCGGAAAGCTGTGCAACTACATTGCTGTTGGCTTTAGCGATCTGGTGCAAGCCCTTGAACGCACCGGGCACGCCAAAGGTTGGGTCATCACCGTAAATCATAGCCTTTGCAAGTAGCTGTAGGATTGAGCGCATATAGGTCATGGTGCGGTTTTTATCGTTCAAGAATCCCTGAATGCCGCCCCATTTCTTGGCGAGTATTTTGTCGATTTCAACAAGTCGCTCGATTGCCGGGAGCTGAATGCTGCCCAGTATGCTGTTTGACATTGTGGCAACAATTGAGCCATTGATTGCGCGGACTGCGGCATCGCCGTCATCTGTCTGCACCTCAAATTCGTGACGCAGATAATCACTGCTGAATCCGAATTGTGCCGTTTCTAAAATACCCAAGCTTTTAACCAGGTCGGTTATGATAGGAGCTTGTTCGCTTTGTAGCGAGATAAGAAAATCTCTGATATTCATGTTTTACCTCATGTTTTTTTTTGTAATGCTTTGCCGAAGGTGTAGGGTTCTTTGGTTTCGCCGCCACCCGGATTGCTCTTTCGCTGGAAATCCGTTTTGGTGTCAGCGGGGTCGGCAAATGCTCCCGCTTTTTCCAATACAGAATACAATTTCAGGTTCTGTGCGGCTGTGTCGGCATCAAGCTCTTCGCCTTCTGCCGGGATTGAGAAGTCAGGCATCAGCGCGGCAATCTTGTCTTTGCGCTTATCCGTATCACTTGCCAAAATCTTTTGCAATTCTTGATGTTTAGCTTTCCATAGGTTCAGGGTTTCGGTTTTCTTGCTTTGCAAAAGCTCGTCATATTTGGCAGCCTTCTCTTTAATCGAATCAAGTTCTGGATCCGCTTTCGTGGCATCCGCCAGCTTAGCGTTAAGCGCATCAATCTGACTTGACATCTCGGCAAGCTTCAGTCTGCGCTCTTTTGATTCGTTGTTTGCTGCGGACAGATCCGCAAGCACGATGTTCGCCTCTCGCTTGGCATCTGCCAGCAGAGAAAGAATGTCGTTTCCCGCATCAGCAGGAAGTGAGTTCATAATCTTATCCAAGATTTCTTTTAGTGCCATGTTGTCCTCATTCGTTGTTAAATGTTATTGATTTCCAATTAGATACAGCAGTAGTGCTTGCGCCAACTGATACAAATAGAGTGGTGTCGTTATATCTGAGCTCGCCTGCTTTGCCCACCGTCCCGTCAGTTCCGCCCTTAAGCGTGGTCTCGTCTGCGGTTACGAGCGTTGTGCCAATCCCGCCAACGGCTACAGTAATGAGTGCATCTGCCGCAGTGTTGCCTTTAATAGCCGCATTTACCGCATCAAGATCGCTTGTGATTGCACCGTCTGCAGACGCAAGCGTTACATTGATTGTGCTGCCGTTAACGGACACGGTTTCAGCCGTGGCGTCTTCTTTTGGTTCAATCAACTTCACTACGATGCTATTGCCAGCCGCTCCCTTTGTTCTTGCGGTATAAGTTAGCGTGTTGGTCTCAAATGCCGTTCCCGTTGCCGCGACTGGTGCGATAGGTGCGCCTGCCGTTATGGTCGGTTCTACTTTACTGAAATACTCGTTTAATTCCGCAACTGTGCGCGTTTCCGGTTTGTTGCCGCCTTGCGCTCTGCGGATTTCAACAGTATCATTATCATCAATTCTACGATATGCCATATTCACCTCACGTGATCGTAATAGTATTCTTTTGTTATTTGCATAAAAGTGTGGCGGCACTCATACGTCCGCTCCGGTGCGCTATAAGATTCAAATTCGATGCGCTCTTCTTCAGTGAAATATGGCGCATTAGGAAACATCGCATTAACATCCATGCCGGTGCCTTCGCGACAGACCGGACGCGTAACATTGTCTGCCGGACCCTCGTATATCCAAAACAGTTCGCCATCATAATTGCGAGCGGCTTCGTATTGCATCATTTGAATAAACTTTGCACGGCTCGTGTTCACATAAGTGGTAGCATAGCGCACAAGCTGCTGATCCAGTATTGCTTTAACCGATTTTACGAGTTCGGAGATGTTCGTTCCGCCAAAAATACTGTCACCAATAATGGCATGAATCTGGCGCGCCACATCGTTGCCGAGATTGCCAATCCGCGCATTCCATAGCGAATTGAATGCATTTATAGCCGATTGGCTTGTCTGCGTGAACGCCAAAGGAACCGCTCCGGTGACGCATGACATTTTCATTGTGCGCAGTAAATCGTTTTCTTTTTCGTTTAACCGGGTTACAAGCTCGGTGTATCCGGCTGCGCGCAGCTCCTCTAAAATTGATCCATAGATTTGCGCCCACAGCTGGATGTTTTCTTCTGTGTTCAGCAGATGCCCGCCACTGGAATCGAGCTCGCGGATTAGTGAGGCAATGCGCGCATCCAGTCGTCTCGCAATCTTCTGCATATTGCGCTCAAACCACGCGGTTTGTTGATCAATTTTAGTCGAAACTGCTTTATTCATCAAACAAGTCCTGATCAATGTTTGCTGCGCCAATGCGGAAGCGATTGTTGTCGGCGTCAATGCGCTCAATTTCCTTTTCCGCATCCTCACGGCTCAAGTCTTGATTGTCAAGCATGATGGCGTCTACGCGGCTCATCGTGCCGTTGGAAATCTTCAGCGTGCGCACTTGCTCTTCCTCTAACGGATTTTGTTCAATCGTGATATCGGCAAAGTCAATCTTTATATCGGCAGCTTCCGGCATGTTGATATTGCTATTAAGCCGTTTACAGTCCATGATGAGCTGCACGAGATCACGCAATGGCTCTCGATAGATAGATCGCTTTTCCACGTTATACGATATCACATCGGATTTTGATAGGCGCAATTGATACCCGGAACTGAATGAACTTCCTTGCTTGATTGCTTCCGCGCTAATGCCCATAAGAGACGCCGCAAGCGCTATATTGTCGTTAACGATATCCCAGACCGTCTGAAGCTGTGGCGATGGCGTAGCGTAGCCAATAGAGCCGCTCACATTGCCGGTTACAGGATCGCGAGGGATATTGATGTATCGCTGAACGCCAACGTTAAGCTTCGCGCCTTCAGGCATGCCAGACGTCCACATTGTGCTGAACGATTGATAATCCAGCGCAACATCAAGATTGGTCAGCTGGATATTGGCGCGCAGGTTGGCGTCTACCATCGGAAATTGACGATCAAGCCAAAAAGAGTCAATTGCCATATCGGTGCGAAACCAAGCAATTGGGATGCGACCGTATGGATTAGGCTGAGGCGGCTCAATGTCTGTGTCAATCGTTCCATCCGTTTTCAGAGTCACTACGCGATATGAGTCATCCGTCCAGAGCGCATATACATCAGAGCGCTCTGCAATCGGAGTGTTGAACTTATTCCGGATTGTGTAAGCCACAGCCACGGCTTCGGTTGGGTCAACGTCATCTTGCCAAACTATGCAGCGATCCGGCGTAATGAAGTCCAGCTTTATTTTGCCTGTTCGCGGATTAAAAATTGGCGCAATGCCGATCTGATTGCAAGTCTCTGCGTATCGATCAATAACGCGCAAAGAGCCAAATAAATTCACGCCATCAAGCAAATCAGTAAAATGTTTAGCTAAATTATCTGACGCTCCATCTAATACGATAGACGGGTCTTGCTGGAATATCTTGGCAAGCTGGCGGGTTAGCGCGCGGGATAAGTCTGTCGCAACAATATAGTGTTGCAGATCGGTATATGTGTCCGGGTATCGGCTTTTAATTTTCGCCAAAGTATACGATTCTTGGTTGTAGTTGTAAAAGTCGATCGCCATGCGCGTAATTGCGCGCCGCTGTGAATCGTCTTGCATTATGCTATTCACTTTTGCTCTGCGTATTAAATCTAAGTTCATGCTGCATCCCAGGGTGCTTGTTCTTGTTTCACTAATGCGTCAACAACGATTATATTGCGCATTGCATCAGAAATATGTGTCAGCATTGTGTTTTTTGGTTTTATGATAGCGCCAGCCGCATCGGTGACTACCTGCTCAAGATCGTTAATCAAATTTTCACATCTTGGATCGATGTGGATAGCATTATGCGCAAATGCGCCATTGGCGATATTGAGCGATCTGCGTTGCGTTATGCCATGTCGATACCGGACATCAAAGCCTTTGCGCCTCAGTATTTCTATGTCGCTGGCGTCAGATGACGTCTTGCGCGCAATTCCAGTCGGATCAGGATAGCAGCGCAATACGCGATTCGGGTAGTCTTCCGCTAACAAGTCTGACAACAGATATGTGTTAGCGTTCAAAAGATAGTATTCGGCAAAGAAAAAGTAATGTGTGCGCCCGTCAATTTCTTCGCGAGTATAGCACAAAGCAGCCGTCATTGGGTTGACATTGAAATCTATCCCCACCAGTATCACATCGTGCGGCTCAGGCATCGGAATGCTATGCACGTGAACATCCCGGCGGAAGGCATAGTGCGCTTGCATATTGTTCAGGTTAACAAATTGACCTCTAATATATGCCATAGCCATCTGTTCATCATAAGTGTTGAGCAAATCATTAATGTATTCGGCGGGTAGATATATGTTCGATCGCGTATCGGCATGGATGACGGATGTACCCGGATTCGGATTCTTCTTCAGCACATCGTAACAGGTGGAAAAACCTTCCGGTGACGAAACTATAAACAATTGAGCGTCTCTGCGTCCGCGCAAACGCTCTCTTGCCCGGCGGATAGCGATCTTGCCTTTCTCCAAATCAAGCGTATCAATTTCATCAAAACCGAAATCGGTGAACGAAAAGCCCTTGATCCGCTCCGGATGGAATGCAGACACTATCTTGACTTGACCTTGTTCGGTTTTGATTGTAAGTTCTGATTTGTTCTCTACATATTTGATGCCAGCCATATCTAACATATCGCAATACGGGTAGAAGAACAGCTCCTTCGCATCGCCATAAGATGGATAGCCGATGCCGACATTACTCCTTCCGGTTGCGCCCGGTCTACTGATGTGGCAGATGAATGTCTTAGCAAGAAATGCCGCAGTCTTGCCAGATCCAAGCCCGCCGATTAGCCCAAGCGTTCTGCTCCAATCATTAAGAAATTGCCATTGATGCGGCAAATAATGATCTTCACAAAAGTTAATCTTCATCAGATTCCGCCAGCCGCGCTGGGCGCATGCATATCTCGGGTTTGTTGTGGTCTTGCGGCGCATCCGGAACATCTTTCTGCCCAAGATACTGCTTGCCAAGCCAAACTAATAGAGTAGGATTTCTGTCCTCAATCGCTGATTTTACCTGCGCTTCGGATAATTTCATCTTCATTCCAGAAAATCCTTTTTTATACTCCTTGGAAAATTCAGATTTATCGTCTTGCATGGCAGCTCGGATTGTATCCACGCTGCAGCCGATCTGCTCAGCCATTGTGTCGTATGTAGCGCGGAAATAGCCAAATATTTTGGCTTGCTTTGGATCAAGCTCAATGCGCGGTCTGCCTACGGATTTCTTTGGCTTGTCTTTTTTGGTCGTTGCCATATTATGCGTCCCACGGCATGCCGATGCCGAAGTGTCCCCACTCTGCTGTTTTTTCATAATCAATATCACGAAGCCCAAGCGCATCGATAATTGCTTTTGGTGTCAAATTGTAGTGTGAAATGTCAACATGATTTCCATCGGCAATACACTCCGTCATCACCGGATCAGGAACGCCGATTGCATAAGCAAGCGAAACGATAACTTCTTTTGCATTTTTCTGGCGCAAAATGTCGACGGCAATTTTTCTTGCCATATACGCAGCAGAGCGATCCACTTTGGTGGGGTCTTTTCCGCTAAATGCGCCGCCGCCAATGGGTGTTCTGGTTCCGTAGTTGTCTATCGCAAGTTTCCTGCCCGTAACGCCAGAGTCAGCGTTCAACCCACCAATTTCCCAATCACCGGCAGGATTGCACATTATCGATTCGCATTTTCTGCCGTCAAGCCATTGGTGCACAAGGGATCTCAGGTCTCCGCTCTTTGTGTTGTGAAAGCTTGCGACAATAGTGGATATTTTATTGCCGTCCATTGTGATTTGAGTTTTGCCGTCAACTTCGTGTCGCATATAAATGAATTGGCACAAGTCTCTGGCGAGGTTTAGTTCCATAGGAATAAGATTATCATTTTCGTTGCAGGCATATCCGATCATAATGCCTTGATCTCCGGCGCCTCCGGCATCAACTCCCATCGCTATGTCGGGTGACTGTCGCACAATATTGACTTGCACGCCGCACTCACCATCTGTAATCCTGCGGGCTATGTCAGCTACATCAACAAAGGCTGTGGTTGTCATTTCGCCCAGAACGGTCACAATGCCATGACCAGCACAAACTTCTATTGCCGTTCTTGCGTTTTGGTCTTGTTTGATCGCCTCCGTCAATATGGCATCAGCTATGCGGTCACACATTTTATCTGGATGCTTCGGCGTAACACATTCAGCGGTTCTAATCATTCGATACTCCATATCCGGATATTATCTCATCACACATTTAGAAAATCTTTATCTCTTTCTTCTCTTGAAAACACTATTCCATTGGCATACTTTGCCAAATCATCTTTTATATAAAACTTCATATTTGTATCCCTGCATATTGAAACGGCATCCTTCAAGAATTTCGCCCAATCAATTAGTCTTTCTTGAGGATGGTTATTTATTTTCCCTATCTTCACATGATCTATGAATCCGGAAACAATTTCTAGCATCTTCAAGGATTCCACTGGATCAATAACAGGTTCAAAGCTTGCCCATGTCTTTATCCCATTATCGGCAAACACTTTTAAGGCTTTAATTCTTTCCTCTCCTATCGGAGCTCCTGGTTCCCACATTTTTGAAAGATCAGGATCAAGCAAGGTCAAGGTGGTTCCCATTTTAAAATACGCCATATCTGACATAATGTCAATATCCTTGATTGCTTTCCCTGGATTTTTGGTCAACACTGAACAATGGATATCATGCTCATGGAAAGCACATAACACATCTCTGGTCTCTCCAGATTCCAGCCCACAATACGGATCACCAGTAAAACTTAATAGAACTTGCTTTCCGCTATTTTTTGATTTCGAAAACCTCTCTGCCTCTTTCCACAATCCAGCCATATTTACAGAAACTTCATCATGGCAATACTGGGAATTAAACACTTTCATCATTCTTGGGACATAGCAATAGCTACATCCATGATCACAGCCTTTGAAATAGTTCATAGCAAATGGACTATATTCTCTGGCTCTCCCTCTTGGTTCATAAATTTTAATCATTTTGAATCTCCTTTATATGGAACATCAAAACACATGTAGTGTTTTCTGTCAACATATTTTATTGAATAAGAGAAGATTCCGTTGTTTGCTAAGTATTGTTCCATAACCTGCATTGGGTTTTTATTGAAGAGGGTAGTGCATTTGGTGATCATTTCTTTTGTGAATCCAGACTGCTTAAGGATCCCATGAGGCAATGCGCCATGGTGTGTCTGGATGTATGTCACAAACACTTTTCCTGTGTAGTTGTGGTTGAATAGTATTTGTAGCTGTGCAAATGGGCATCCGTATGCGTCCAGATCAATAATGTCAAACCTGGATAGATTTATGCCAGAAAGCACCTTAAGATTATCGGTAGCTATATCCACATTGGGATGATACACTTTGTCAACTTGTAAAACTTTTATTTTTTTAGCGGTGCGTTTTTTAACGGTGTTCCAAATCAGCCCTTTTCCTGCATATGCGTCCAAAACGCAAAGGTTGTCTTTTTCAGGCAAGTTGTTAAGCCTGAGGCTAACCTTCATTTCGAGGTGTGAATTATTAGTTTTGAGATTGCGAGATTTCGATTCCATCTAATTCCCTGATGGCTTTAATGGTGTCTTGAACATCGAGGACTAAATCAATTGGTACGCTAATTAAGTAATGAACTTTTTTTATCGGTCGTATTTCTTTGTTTTTCTCATCTATGTCTTTAATTTCTGTTTCTATGTCTGGGATGTCCATGCCAATATCATCAAAGTCAAATTCGCCAAACTCAGCAGACAGCATCTCAAAGTCCCAATCCCCAAACTGCACATTGTCTCGCAGAACAAATTCCTTTTGCTGTTCTGGGGTGAGATCTGTGGCGGCGATCGTCCACTCATCTGGGATGTCTTTCATGCCAAGCTTTCTAATAGCTGCGAGCCGCTGATTCCCGCCTAAAACATACATGGTCTCTGGATCGTAAACTATTGGGCGTAACTTCATCATTTCGGGGAATGATTCGATTGAGCGCATAAGTTTTTCCAGCTTGTCTTTACTACATTTGCGAGGATTATTGGGATTGAACTTAAGCTTGCTTGTCTTCACTCATCGCCTCCATTATTACACACTCAGCGGTTCTAATCATTCGATACTCCTTGCTGACATTGTCTCGTCATACATATATCTCGCCATTGATCTTTATTTCTATGCTGCTGTCAAGCTTGCGCATCCTATCCACTATCACTTGGCAATACTGCTCTGATATTTCCATGCCGTAGCAGATGCGGTCAAGCTGGTGACACGCTACCATTGTGGTGCCAGAGCCGAGAAACGGATCGTATATTTCTTTAGCTGTGTGGTTTTTTATTGGCTTAGCCATGCACTCTATTGGCTTCTGCGTGGAGTGTATTGTTTCTGTCCTGCTTGGTTTGTTTATGTCCCAAACGGTTGACTCCTTTCTGCTGCCTGCCCATAAGTGTTTTTTCCCTTTTTTGTGCATATACCATATTGACTCATGCTTGTGGTGATAGTCTCCCCGCCCTATACAAATTGATGATTTATTCCAAACAATAAGATTTATTGGCTCGTATCCAGCAGACACAAGAGAGTTGTAAACAATTACGCTTTTGCCGCCTGAATCAGCGTGATAAACATAGCAAACGTCTGCTGGCGATAACTTCCACGCCTCTGTCCAGTCTGCGTTGTCATCGTTAGTCACTTTCCCAAATGATCCACTATTACAAAGCCCTCTTTCCTTTCGCCATTCTGCATTATACTCAACGCCATATGGAGGATCGGTTACCATTAGTTGCGGCTTATTTCCCACCAACAGAGCATTAACATCGCTTTCGCTGGTGCTATCTCCGCACATAAGCCTGTGACGCCCTATTTCGATAATGTCGCCACGCTTAATGTCTGTCTGGACTGTCTGTATGTCTGGCTCATCAAAGTCGTCTTCTGTGGCGTCTGGTGGCGTTACGTTTATCTCCGGCATATCCACGCCCATATCACCCAAATCAAACTCGCTGAACTCGGCGGATAACACATCGAAGTCCCAGTCACCAAGCACTACGTTATCTTTGAGAACAAACTCCTTTTGCTGTTCTGGCGTGAGATCGGTGGCAGCGATAGCCCATTCATCTGGTATTTCTTTCATGCCGAGCTTTCGGATAGCTGCGAGCCGCTGATTCCCGCCTAAAACATACATGGTCTCTGGATCGTAAACCATTGGGCGTAGCTTCATCATCTCAGGAAATGACTCGATTGAGCGCATAAGTTTTTCAAGCTTGTCTTTACTGCATTTACGCGGATTATTAGGGTTGAATTTAAGCTTGTTTGTCTTCATTCATCGCCTCTATTATCCAGTTTTTGTGGAATTCATAAGCTTGTTTGTTGTTCTCTAAAATGTATTGTTCGATGCGCGCATTATCGGAAAGATTGCCAGAGCCTTCAAATACGATATGCTTCCCACATTTGGTTTTGATGAGCGTAACTTTGGCGTGAGACCAGGTTGATTTGACGATTAGGTTTGGGTTATCTTTGGCAGCATTGATGAGCATGCGAGTCCAGTTTTCGTATTTCTTGTTTTCTCTGAAGAAGCTCGATATAAGAACCGAAATTGGCACTGTTTCCGATAGACTGATAATTTTAGCTACAGCCGGTTGATTCAAGCGATAAATAGCGATAATAATTTCTTCCGGTTCATGATTCTGCAGAAGCGCATAGATGGCTGTGAGCGCATTCATGTTTTTTGTAGTGACAATGCGATATTGCGTTCCTTCTGGCAAATCGAAATCCGCGATCTCTTCCAGATAGCGCACTGATTTTGTGATCA